CATTTCCCTCGCCTTCTTTGTAAGCTGAGAGAATACCTTAATCTGCTGCCCACGCTCAACGAGGAAGCAAAGAGGTACCCAAGTAGCCTTAGCCATCTCAAGTAAGTTCAGCAGAGTACAGAGTTTCTTCATGAGTCTATGGGGAAGTAAAGTATCTTTTATACAGTACTCAGCTACTTCTCGCAACTTCACTGGATCACCTTCCAGGTAACGAGCAAACATTTCCTTCGGAGCCATATCTATTTTTTGATCTCCGAGGTACAACTTGGAGACTTCATTCAGTTTGTAAGAGTCTAGTTTATAGCCCTTCTTCACTTCATGAAAGAGATCGAAAATGAAGCGACCACTCATCGGAAGGAGCTTCAGTACATTATCACCCAACGCACTTGAACTCAACTTCTTGATGGAGATCTCACAATCTTGGGACTTGAGCTTACCCAACTTGAAAAACTCGGGACTACACCCAGTCATAAATGCTCTAGTGTAGATATAGTCAAGATCAAAGCCGAAGATGTTCCATCCCGTGAGAATATCAACATCCTTTTCGTGTAAATACTGCTGAAAGGCTTCAAGCATTTCTCTTTCAGTATCAAAGCTAATGATTGTAGAGTCTTCTAAGTTTGTATCAGTCTTTTTATAGCAAAGGCATGTTTTATCATAAGGTTGGTCATTTCCAAACTTACACAACGAAATCGCAATCTGAAAACAAGCATCATCTCTCACATTGGGGTCAGGGAATTTTCCAGTGGAGCTATTACACTCAATATCAAAGGATGCTACAACAAAAGGAGCGACATCATCTCGTGCGATAGGTTTTAGAGTCTTCCAATCATTACAGAAAAGATCTATATCCACCTTAGCTAGATGTGTACGAACACAGTTATCACCAGAGTTTAGCCACCCGGTTGACTGGATTCCGGACCTATGCATTAAACGAAGAACCGGGTCAATATTAGATTCAAAAACTTTGAAACGCTCAGTACCGTAAGACATCTGGATGGGATTTTTCAGAGTGTAATCCATACGACGCCTACTTGCGAGATTCTTAAAGTCCAACTTCATATACGAAAATTCCTTATTGTTTTGAAATCCCCAAACATCCTTGGATCTCATGATAGAGTAAGAGATCAAGCAGTTAGGACACTTTTTATCAAGAACCCTATAGATTTCTTGTATAGTTTGCTGCGTAACGCGTTCAGGAAGCTTTACAAAGAAATATGGAGTGAAGGCGGTGGTCACGCAAACAGATTTTCCATTTTCAGTTTTGCCAAAAATGCTCACTAAATGTTCTTCATCCGTGTCAACTGTCTCCCATGTGAGTGCCTGAAACTCGATGCCCATATCTTGTGTATACATTGAGCCGAAATTTTAATATCGTTTACTAATAAATGTCAGCTGCTTTAATTGACCTCGTGTCGGTGGGTGCCCAGGACGTATATATCACTGGTCAGCCCGAGGTGTCGTTTTTTAGACAAAATTACAAGAGGTATACCAACTTTGCAATCAAGCCAGAGAGGCTTGACTATATCGGTACCTTCGGTAGTGGTAATGAGGTTACCATTCCCATTAAAACCAAGGGTGATCTTTTGAGCTATGTGTGGATTGAGGCTGAGAACATCGGTGGTGTCGGTAACTCAAACACCGGTTTCTTCGACAAGGATGAATCCACCACCACCGAGTTCCAGCTTTGGATCGGTGGTCAAAAGGTTGCCCAGATTGACTCCCTTTACATTCAGGGTGTTCATAATCTTCTTTACAAGGATACTCAAGCCAAGGCTTCTTGTGCTGTCACCCTCGACGAGTGTCCCCAGAATGCCCTAGGCTCTTCTACTTCTGCGAACCACTACATTCTTCCATTCTTCTTCAGTGATGACTGGACCAAATCCCTTCCTTTGGTTGGTCTCCAATACCACGATGTTGAGATCAGGGTGAAGTGCCGTGGTGGTACTTTCGCGCCAAGCAACGTGAAGGTTTTCGGTACATACGTGTATCTCGACACAGCCGAGCGTGATTTCTTCGTTAACAACGAGCATGAGATTCTGTTCACCCAAACTCAACACCAGCTTATGAGTGCCTCTGATACCGAGGTTGATCTTACCTACTTCAATCATCCGGTCAAGGCTGTACACGTTGTTTCTTCCGAGGCTGATACCAACAAGTGGTCTACCAACTGGACTTTCGATACCGCCACTCTCTACATTAACGGTACTCCCCTCTTCGAGAATATGTCCGCAGCCTTCCACCACAACGTTGTCCCAGAGATGCACTGCTCCGTCCTTCCCCAAGATGCTCTCAGCACTGTATCCACTTTCACTTGGCCTTTCTGCATCACCATGAACAAGTCCCAGCCAACTGGAACCCTAAATTTCAGCCGAATTGATACTGCCAAGTTATCTCTAACTGGCACTGGCACCAGGAACGGTAACATGGTTCGCGCGTACGCTGTGAACTATAACATTTTACGCGTAAAGCAGGGCATGGGTGGTGTCGCGTTCGGAAACTAAAGTACCTAAGTCACAACTTAGTTACTAATTTTTATGTAAAAATGGTAAAATCTTCTTCACGTCCCCGTAAGGCGTCCAAGTTCACTATAGATCTTGGACCCGAGATTGACAGGGTTGTTAAGAAGAAACTCCACACACGCGATGTCAAAATCAAGAAGCAGCGGGTCATAATCAAGGCTCTCGAACAAGAGCGGGATGAACTCAGATCTTGTAACAGTGCGGTCAATGATTTGAAGATGAGGAAGCAAAAATTGCATGTCTCCAATCTTCAAGCCACAGTGGACGATCTCACCAAAAAGTTGAAGGAGGCGGAAAACAGAGTCGTTACAGTGGAAAAAGAGATACAAGAATATAAGATCCAGCGGGTTAATATAACTGATAAAACTGTTGAAAACGCTTTTAAGCGCCTCCGGAATGGTTTCAGTTTATATGCGATGCAGGCAGAAACGAAGCGAAGGATCAAACTCGCGGGGCGTTACAGCGAAGCCCAAGAGCTCCATGAACGAAGGCGGAGAGCGCAAAAGAACTTATGTTAAATTTTTTAGGATTTCCTTAGTCTTGTTATACATACGCTCGTGATGTCTATTTGTGTATCCTTTCTTGAGGCGTCCATTCTCAATTACTTCCGATTTGAGTGAGTCCCATAGTTCCAAACGCTTCTCAAGAAACGTCTTAAACTTCTCGGGATCATTTGTGGACTTGTATCTTACTTTATCAGCCTCTAGGGCTTTCTTCATAGCAGCGGAGCGAGCTTCCGTATACTGTTTCTGAATTTCATCGTAGGAGAGGCGTGGACCGTTATCGTCTTTCTTTTTCATAATACTTTGTATAGAACTGATCTCTTTATACCTAAGTACCATCGCAATATACCCAAAAACAATCAAAATGCAGTCCGAACCTTTCTCCCTATTTGCCGTCCAACCCCACGATTTTTTAAAATGTCATTCTAAATCAAATGATACCATTCCTGTTACTCGGGGGGTTTGGGGCTCTAACCGCGTACAGTTTAACCGGGAGTCAGCTTATAACAGCCCGCAAAGCAAAAAGCCTTATCAAAGCTGGAAAAATAAAACGCGTTATAGACGTCCGCACAAACATGGAATGGCGTCTCGGACACTATCCTGGCGCAGTTCACATTCCAGTGAACAAACTTGGAAAAAGAACAACATCTAAACTTCCTAAAAAGGGTTTGTTGGTATACTGTAATACTGGTCAACGGGCAAGATTCGCGGCAGAAAAGCTCGTAGAATTAGGTTTCACCGAGGTTTACTACATTTCTGGACTCTACACAGATCTTCTCTAAACCCAATTGGCAAGCTTCTTCTTGGGCTTCTTTTTCTTCTTTCCTATTCGTGAAATCTTATGAAGGACATAAAAATAGAAAAGTCCTAGCGGAGCTAGTTTCATTTAATATAACGACACATCATTTTTTTAACCTTATCCGCGTTTTCAACAATCTGTCCAATCGCATTCTTTCTTTTCGCATGAAGACTGAAAGTTCTGCTATATCTCCTTCCAATTTCATTTTACCAGCCTGTCGCACCCAAATTGTTTGATCTACCTGAACCATGTCCACATAAGACATTTTAATGTCTGGAGCGTTACTATGATGTATAGCCAAAACTGTAGCATCTTTTCGAGTTTCCTTCGGTAAGGGGTTTCTTTCACTACACACAACTACATGAGCACCCGAGTATCCAGATACATGTAACCACCAGTACTTCGGTACACTCGTTATTGTGAGTTCATCATTCTCTTTTGCATTTTCACCCACTCGTATGACAGTGCCGTCGAGTGATGTATATTCAAGCATAACTATTCTGATATTTTTTTCCTTATGTAGTATTAATGCACGTAGTATTACAACCAAGTCCTTCAGTAACGCACAGATATAGAGTAACTCTTCCAAATCAGAGAACTATAGATTTCGGTGATAGAGGTCTAAAATATTATCCAGATCACGGAAATCCGAGGATTATGCGTGCACAACTTCTTAGGAAGGGAGCCATTATTCCTAAGGAGCTGCGAGTGGAGAGGGATCCGGGTGAGATTCATAGAGGAATGTTGCGAATCAAAAAAAGTTCTAAAGAGGATTGGGAAGATTTCTTCCGGGCAGACTATTGGGAACGCTGGATACTTCATACTCACACTAGCGTCACTAAAGCCAAATTATCTATGGTCATGAGTCATGGCATTCTTTTTATGCCTACACCTGAGGACTTATGGTTCTGTAGAGATGAAATCACGAACCAGTAGATCCAAAACCACCATCACCCCTGAGGGTCTCTTCAAGTAGACCAATTTCCTTAATCATAGGTGTCTCACACTTCTCCAAAATAAGCTGAGCAATACGATCACCCTTCTTGATTTCAAAGTCTTCCGTACCATGATTGAATAGGACGACCTTGACTTCACCGGTATAATCAGGATC